GCTTATACCTCTTTGACTAGATAAGTCCTTGGCGGGGTTCGATTCCTCCAGCGTGTACCAAATGAATGTAGCTAGGAAGCACAGGAACATGCTTCTGAGCTTGCAACACTATGTACAGATAGTGGCTACTAAGAATACTGTAACGAGGCAGGGAAGGGCTGTCGCTACGCGACCATACACTATGTGTATGTGCTGCATTACAGCACTAAGACGCATGAATACTGTCAATCCTGATTAGCAATCAGACACGGACATGAGGGTAGCTGCCTCATTCAGTATTCAGCCGTGTTAGTGAATGTGCAGGCTGATGCACATGACGTTAGAGGCTGCTATGGAGAGATGCGATTCACAGGCTTTGTGCAAATTCCATATACCGGGATCAGCTCCGGTCACTAACAATTTGAGATATTCTGGCGTTTAGAACGCATTAACTACTAAGTAAGGAGCACAACAATGTTTAAACCTAAGACAGCAAACAAAACAACTTCGTCTATGAATGACAATCCGGGTGGTCTATTCCCTGTACCAAAAGCAGGTAGTCGTAAAGCTCGTGTAAGTCTTATTGTTGACCTTGGTGAACAAAACCGAGAAGATTTTGAAGATGAAAAAACTGGAGAGAAACGGCCTCAGAAACCTTGTCAGCAGATTGCAGTATTTGCAGACCTAGTTGCAGATACTGTAGATTATGGTGGTGAAATTGGTAAACAACACTACCGCCTACTATTGAATAAATCTTTTGCTGGAGATATTCAAGGTATTAACTTTACCTCAGTACCTCCAAAGGACGCTAAGGGAGCTATCATTCCAAACAAGCCTTGGTCGTGGCACCCTGCTAATCTGCTAAGTAAACTAGCTAAAGCAGTTGGTAAGCCAGAGCTTATTGTAGACCAAGATGTAGAACAACTACTTGGCCTACCATTCATGGCTCAAGTGGAAGTGAATGAAAAAGATAGTGGCAAAGTAGATAAAGATGGTGAGCCTATCATCTATCGTAATGTGAATTACAAAGGTTGTGCTGAAGTACCATTGGATGATGACGATCAGCCATTGCCAGTAGCTGAGCTAAAACAACCTCCACGTTGTATCACGTTTGATAACGCTACAGTGGATGATATCAAATTCCTACGTAAGAAGCTTATTGAGATGATTAAGCTTGCTAATGATTACTCTGGTAGTCAGATGGAAAAAGCTATTAAAGCTTTTGAAGCTAAGCAAGGAAATGCTCAAGCAGCAGAGCCTGAAGATGATGAGGAAACTGAGGTTTCCCCTCCTAAGCCAGCAGCTAAGGCTACCAAAGCTAAAGCTAAGCCAGCTCCTGTAGACGAGGATGATAGTGACGACTCAGATTCACCATTCTAATGTAACATAAAACAAAGCCCTTTGACCTTAATTGTGTCTTAGGGCTTTTCTTTTTGTATAAAACAGTGTATAATATCGTTTCGCAACAGGAGAGACAATGGATAATGTAAAAGTAGCTTTAGCAAATCTTGCTGTATCAGGTATTAAAGTATCTCCATTCTGTGAAGATTTAATGTATAAAATACAGGCTGGTGAGATGAGTTATTTACAAGCTGTAGCACTAATAAAGGAGAAGGATATGAATGAGCTACATACCAGAATTTATGAAGCATTTAATGATCCTACAGAGGAACCTATTGAAATTATTGAGGATGGTGAATGGGAAAATGAATTTAAAGATTATGACACTAAAGAGTCTATTGTAAAATTTGAAGGTAAATACTACTCAGTTGTTGAAGCACGTAACGGTAGTTACTACACAGATTACCATTATGATGATCCTATTATCACTGAAGTAGAACCTAAGATTGAAACAGTAGTAATTACTAAATGGGTAGCTAAGAAATGAAGATCAAGATTACTAAATGTAGTGATAGCATGATGTGGTATTGTAAGCATGTAGGTGAGACCTATGATGTGCTTAGGGACTACTCTAAAGAGAGTAATGAATACCTTGTACGCGATGCTTATGGCTATTTGAATATTATCCGTCCGAGGGATTGTGTTATTGTAGGAGAACAGAATGAGTAATTTCCAGACAGCTATTGTAGACGCTGATTTCATTAAATATGCAGCAGCAGCATGTGGAGAGAAGCGTTCTATCCTAGTAATCAATAATGAAACAGGTGATGAATGTACATTCAAAACACGCACCGAGTTCTATGGACGAGGGAAGGCTAAAAACGGTGGCTGGCTAGGAGAATATAACCTAGCTAAAGACCTTAACCTATCTGCTGAAGATTTTACTATTCAAGACGTACAAACTAAGCTAGACTTTAGTAACTGTACAAACGTAGTTGATTACCAGATTAAATCAGCTCTTGCAGGATTAGGCACAAACAAATACAAGGCTTTTATTGGGCGTGGAGATAGTTTCCGCGTAGAACGCTCAACGTTACTTAAGTATAAAGGGCAACGTACTAGCTTGTTAAAGCCACTATATCTAAAAGATGTTGAAGAGTATTTGATTGAGAAGTATAATGCAGAGATTGTTACAGGAATCGAAAATGATGATCGTTGTGTTATAGAGTGCTATAAGAAATCCAATAATATCTTAGTAGGCGCAGAGAAAGACTTCTATTCTTGCCCTGTTAAATATTACAATGCAGCAGCTAAAGTAGGTACAATCAATTGTGATACATTTGGCAAGCTAAGTTTGAATGATAAGAAAGAAGTCAAGGGTTATGGCAGATTACATCTGTATTACCAAACGTGTGCTCAAGATGATAGCGATAACTACAAAGCCCATTGCATGAGTGATGTTGCTTGGGGTGAGCAATCAGCCTATAAAGCCCTTGTAAATTGTAAGAATGATAAAGAAGCTTGGCTTGCAATTGAGGGCGTATTTAAGCATCTCTACCCAGAGCCTAAAGAAGTGGTAGGCTGGAGAGGTGATACAATCCTGATTGATTGGGCTTATGTGCTAAATGAATGCTTTGACATGAGTAGAATGCATAGATTTGAAAATGACTTTGTAGTAGCAACTGATGTTTTAAACAGCTTCAAATAAATTTGAATAAAGGAGAAGATTATGGCAACAATTGATATTCGTGATGGGATGGATGCAGAGATTGATAAAATTAAATTTTCAGATAAAGAAAATCATGAAGATGCGGCTTATATTAAGAAACATAGTTTTGTAAGTATTCATACATATGAAGATAGTATTGAGCCAGTATTTATTGATAGTAAAGCAGATGCTCAAAACTTGATTAAAGCTTTACAAAAAGCTATTGAGCTGGGATGGTGGAAATGAGCAAATTTAAAGTTGGAGATAAAGTACGTATTGTAAAATGCTCTGGAGAAGATGCTTGGTACAAAAACAATATTGGAGAGTTGTACACTATTGATACTAATACTACAACACTCCATGATCGTAAATACTGGTACATTGTTGAAAAACCAAATCATACAATTTTTGTAAATGATATTGAATTGGAGTTAGCTGTACAAGAACCTATTACAACAATAGACGCTGTAAATCTTCTTCAATCTCTACTCACTAGCTATAGCGATGCACAGATTGTTCTGTCTGAGACAGAGATGTTTGTTAATGCTTTAGATAAAACGTTTATATGTGAGAACGTAGAAGTGTTAGAAGAAGTATGTAAGGCTGTAAGCTACTTAACTAGACAGGAACTTGATTGATGGACTTAAAGTATAATGACGTAGTTACAATTAAGAATGAAGTGATTACATCTGGAACTCTCACTTGCAAAGAAAATCTTCAGACATTATATCAAGACTTCTATTTTGCTAAATACTATGAGTATGATGAAACCAAAGCTATCATCACTACAGCAACAGGTGATCCATACTTATTCCCTTTGGAATGGTTAGAATTGAAAGAACGCTATGAACGGTAAGCTAAGACCATGGGAGCTTTATCCTGAAATATGGAATACAGAGAAAGAATTTACACTCTGGACTTGTGCAGAACTAGGTAAAAATTTGTTAGGTAGTGGTTCAATTATTCCAATAGCACCTTCAAGCTTAGATAATTTAGAAGATTTTGTTTATAACTGCGTAGAGCAATTTAAAGACAATGGTTTTTCAAGAGTATTCGAAAAGGACGGTAGAGAGTGCTGTGTATATTGGATACGCCTACCTGAGCACACAGACATAACAAAAGAGGGTTATGTAGGTATCACAAACAACTTTGAAGTTAGAATGCATCAACACAGAGAAAACGAAAGAAACAAAAAAGTTTTTGAGAACTTTGACAAAGCCATTTGTTCTATTATCTTAATTGGAGATAGGAGCTATTGCAGAGAGGTAGAACAAAAGCTTAGACCCAAACCCTATATAGGATGGAATAATGCCATAGGGGGAGACGGCGGCATTCCAAAACATGGCCTAACAGGAACAAAAATAGCAAGAACTTTTTATAACTTAAGAACCAAAACATTAAAACTTGGTAAAGCTTTCTTACCAGAATTTGATAGCACAGCCGAAGCCTTAGAGGCTTTCGCAGAAGTGTATAACGAGTTAAAAACTACTGAAGGAATATTTGCGGCAAGAACAGAAAAGGAGTATGTATCACTATCAGATATTAAGAAAGTAGCTGCATCAGAGCAACACCGCTATTGGGGCAGAAAATATCTAATTGATGGGGTTATGTACGCAATTGTTGAGTTAGCTGAGAAATATAATGTAACAGGTAATAAGATTTCTTGTAAAATTAGAGATGGGTGGGATATGGAGAGGATTGTGGAATGGCTAAAAAACCGTTAACAGACTCTCAAAAATATCAAAGATTACGTGGAGCACTACGTAGAGTTACAATGCAGTCTTATCCAGTGATTGCAGAAGCAAAGTTATTAGCTAAGCGTATTTTAAATATTGACGGTAAACAAACTGTCCGCTATGTTTGCAATATGTGTAATGATTATTTTAAAAGTTCTGAAGTAGCTGTAGATCACATACTCCCTGCTGGAAGTTTAAAATCTCAGTCTGATCTGCATTCATTTTTATTAAGACTATTTTGTAACAAAGAGGGGCTGCAAGTGTTGTGTGATGAGTGTCATGATCGAAAAACATACGCAGAACGGTATGGTATGACACTGGAAGATGCAGAACTAAGCAAAAAGGTCATAGCCTTTAAGAAATTATCTGTGTCAGAGCAAACAAATATCTTGCAATCGTTATACGATGTTGCTACAATGAAGTCTCTGAGCAATGCAGCTAAACGTGCTGAAGCTTATAAACAACATTTATTGAAGGAGAGAATGGATGACTAAGTTTTTTATTGGGGATACAGTTAAAGTGATTAATAATGGAGCTAATTACACTACGTACCAAGAATGGGCTGATAAACATGGTATGGCTAAATATATTGACAAATGTCACTGTCCAAACAAAGGTACTATTGCTACAGTTGTTGCTATCGGCAGTCATCTAAGAGATAATGCAATCCTAACAGGAATTCGTACAGAATCAGGTCAAGAATACATTCTAGGTGAGTGGGGTCTTGAACTTGTATCTCGCGTTAATTTGAAAGACATGCTAACCAATGGCCGTCGTGTTAAGCTGCGTAATAATATTATGTATACATATATTGATGGGTATTTTACAAATATCAGCCCAGTAGGGAATGGGTTGGTATATCTTTCTGAAGTTGCGACATGGGCAGATGATCTACATTACTACAGAGGTGTTGACGTAGAGAGTGAATGGGATGTAGTTGAAATTTTTGCAGCGCCTAATATTTACGATTATTTCAATTACAAAATTAAAGCTAGATCATTGTGGACACGTAAAGAAAAATCAGCTAAACAGCTACAACTAGAGGCTCTTCAGAAACAAGCCCAAGAGGTTGCTGATGCTATTAAGAATCTACAGGATGAAGAATGAGAAAAATCTTAGTAATTGGAGATACACAATGTAAGCCAGAAGAAGATTTAAGCTATATGTCTGCTATTGGTAAGTACATTGTAGATAAACGCCCTGATGTGATTGTACATATTGGAGATCATTTCGATTTTCCTAGCCTAAGTAGTTATGATAAAGGGAAGAAATCTTTTGAAGGGCGTAGGCTAAAAGCTGATATTGCTGCGGGGATTAAAGGGATGGACAATCTTCTAGCTCCACTGAAAAAGCTACAAGATAAACAGAAGGCTGGTAAGAAAAAAGTATATACTCCTGAGCTACATTTTTGTACAGGAAATCATGAAGCGCGTTTTGACAGACTGGCTGAAGATGTTCCAGAATTAGATGGGTTTGTTGGGACTAGTTTGTTGGGATTGGAACAGTACGGATGGAATGTACATCCATTCTTAAAGCCTGTTGAGCTAGATGGAATCTTCTTCGTCCACTACCTAGCTAATCCATTTTCTAGTAAACCCTACGGTGGTACAGCAATGAACCAACTTAAAACTGTAGGACGTAGTTTTGTCGTAGGACATAAACAATGTCTTGATATTAGTATTCGTCCTACTATTGATGGAGGACATCAACTTGGAGTTGTAGTAGGGGCTTGTTACCCATTTGATGAGAAGTTCAAGGGTTGGCAAGGTAATAACCACTTTAGGGGTATTGTAATGCTTCATGAAGCAGAGAATGGCTTCGCATTGCCAATGCCAGTAAGTTTGAATTACTTAATGGCTAGATATAAATAAGGAGAATATGAATGGCTAAGAAACTAACAGAAAAGAATGTATTATTGCTGACAGCTATGCTAGCTCTTGTACAAGAAAACAAAGGGCTACATAAAGCAGTAGTAGAAGCTTGTGGGCAAGAACTCTTAGATAAAGTATCTAGTTTTGCTGAACAAGGTAATGAGCTAGATAATAAATATGATAATGACCCATATGGGTATGTTGATCTGATTGTTGTTACAATCAAGAGTATTGTAAAATGATGAACAGCTTCCAAACAATGCTAGGGCATCATCCAATCCTATTACAACTTATTAGTAATGGCAACATTGGTTTTATTCCTCAATTCCGTGATATTACTATTGTGGACTATGTTGGCACATTGGAAGTAACTATTAATAACTTCAGTATTCATATTGCAGATACTGAAACAAGAGATGAAGAGCAATATACATTTGGTACTCAGATTGAATACAAAAGTAAACCTTTATTGCTTGAATGGCTAAAGAGCTTCAATCTGAAATTTGAAATGTTTTAATATAAGGAAAATAATAATGAGTGTAAAACAAATTGATAGTAATATTATTGCGACAGCTTTTGACAACACATTTAGTTTTAACTCTATCTCTAAGCAGTTTGATAGTGAAGTACTAGCGGGTTTAGATTTACAAGCTAATCTGTGTTTTGAAGAAGTTACTGAATTTATTGATGCATTGGAAGACTTTGCAAACTACGATGCTAACACTTCTCATCAAAGTAAAGAAGAATTGATTTCCGAGCTAGCTAAAGAGGCAATTGATTTGAAAGTGGTTAGTGACGGTCTTTTACAGAAACTACAAGCCTCTGGTTTAATTGATATGAATGAAGCCCTACTACAAGTTACAGAAAATAATTTGAGTAAATTCCCTCCTAAAGTTGATTATAACTGGTGTGCTAATAAGGGCTGGGAGCCAATGTGGAATGAGGACTATGGCCGGTTTGTGCTGAAAGATAGTAATGGTAAAACTATGAAACCATTTGATTATAAGAAAGTAAGCCTAGTACCTCTAGTTAAGGAATTAACATGAGTAAACCCGTTAGCTTTACAGATGTAATTAAATGCCTGAATCATTTAGGGTATTATGGAATTAATGAGATTCACTTGCTACCTAAGTCTCAAGATGAGCTAGTAAAACCTATCTTGCATGAACTAGGGATTAATGTTAATCTACCGCTACGTGTGCAAGCATATAAGCATCGTACACTAGATAATAATGTAGTAATTGGTTATCGCTATGAAGGTACTATCCGATCAGATAGGGAATGGATTAATTCACGTGGGTGTGATTTGATGGAACGTATTAGCATTACATCTTTCTCTGACCTATCCCTAACAAGGGAGTTATGTGATTTGATTGGTAAAGCCCCAGATATCACAGAAGCTGATGGAGCTTACTCTTTAGAAGATGAGACTACCAGCAAGGAACTAATCGTAGAGACATATGAGGCTGATCGACAAATGTTAAATCAGTTAAATGCAATTTGTAAAAGTATTCGAGGTGATGAATGAACAATGCAGTACAATTAGATGGACGTAAATTAATGGCTGATGCTAAATTCTATGAGAGCTATAGCCGATGGATTGAAAGTGAAAAGCGGTATGAAACTTGGGAAGAATCTGTAGCTCGTGTAATGAACATGCATCGTACAAAGTACGCTGATAAGATTACTCCAGAGTTATCTGCATTAATTGATAGCTGTGAAAACTTATACAAACAAAAACGTGTACTAGGAGCACAACGAGCATTACAGTTTGGTGGTGAACAGATTCTAAAGAATCCTCTGAAGATGTATAATTGTGTTAGTTCACATTTAGACCGTCCAGAATTCTTTGGGGAATACATGGAGCTGTTACTTGCTGGTTGTGGAGCTGGCTTCAGTGTACAGAAGCAGCATATCAGTAAGCTACCAGCTTTGAAGCCTCGTAGCAAAGCTACTAAGATTCATGTAGCTGACGATAGTATTGAGGGATGGGCTACAGCTTTTGATGTGTTATTTAGTAGCTTCTTTGTAGGAGGTGGTAAGCATCCAGAATATGCTCAGCATCCTGTATTTATTGATCTTAAGAATATCCGCCCTAAAGGTGCATTAATCAACGGTGGCTTTAAAGCTCCCGGCCCAGAGCCACTACGTAAAGCTCTAGACTTTGTTGAGGCTATTCTTAACAAAGCTGCCGAAGAGAAGCGGCAACTTAAAACTATTGAAGCTTATGATTGTTGTATGCATATGGCTGATGCTGTAATCTCTGGCGGTGTTCGTCGTAGTGCTACAATCTGTCTATTCAGTAAAGATGATGAAGACATGATTAAGGCTAAAACTGGAGATTGGTTTATTAGTAATCCACAACGAGGCCGTAGTAATAACAGTGCTATGCTTCTGCGTGATGAAACTACATTTAAAGAGTTTCAGAAGATTATGGAGAGTGTACAACATAGTGGGGAACCCGGTTTTATCTTTACAGATAATCTTGAATTCACTTATAATCCGTAAACAACATGCGGCAATACGTAGTGATATGTATTGAAAATTTTTCTAAAAACGGTGAAACTCTCAATGAGACAATACCGTGCTAACTCGATATGAGGTGCGTAACGACTATGGATAAAAAACAGCTAACTAAACTTATTTCATTCTTCGCTATGGGGGATGGTGGTTTGTATCGTAGAACAGAAACTAGTAATGCTTCTTTTATTATGAATATGAAAGAAGAAAACAAAGATTATATTTATTGGGTAAAAGAGGTGTTGGAAGAAGCTGATATTGGTGTTAGAATTTATGATCGTAAAGATTATAATAAAGACGGATGTGTGCGGAAGCCACAGCTACGTTTAGAGTCTAAGACTCACCCTTTTCTAACTACAATACAAGAACGTATTTATTGTTCAGATGGGCATAAAGGTATTGACATGCATACAATGAAATTGCTGGATTGGGAAGCAATGGCAATCTTATTTATGTGTGACGGTTCGTCTGTTGAGTATTTACGTGAAGATATTGGTATGAAAAACCCAAGTGTTAATGTTACATTGAACATGAAAAGACTGTCAGAAGCAGAACAGCTTGTATTAAAACAAACTATTCGGGATAATCTTGGAGTTGAATTTAATGTTAATCGGCAAAATAAGTATTTCTATCTACGTTTGCGCGTAAAAGATGTTAATAAATTTATGGGTGGTATTGAACCATATATGAAAGACTCTTTTAAATATAAAATTATCCGTATGAAAAACCCTGTATAACAGGTGGTGATATAGTCTGAACTGCATAGAGATATGCAGAGATAAGCAGAAATGCCTTATCCTAGAAAGAAATTTCTAGTAACATAATGGTGTAGAAATTGGTAAACTACCAAAAACTCAAGATGGACGTAGTGGATGGCAGGGATGTAACCTAACTGAATTGAATGGTTCTATGTGTAATACTCCAGAACAATTCTATGAAGCTTGTATTGCTGGTAGTGTGTTAGGAACATTGCAAGCTGGCTATACAAATTTTCCATTCTTAAGTGAAGCTAGTAAAGAAATCTTTGAGCATGAAAGTTTGATCGGTGTATCAGTTACTGGCTGGATGAATAATCCAGAAGTGTTATTTGATACTGAAGTAATGCGTAAAGGTGCTGAGATTGTAAAACAGATTAATAAAGAAGTAGCAGCTATTATTGGTATTAATCCTGCTGCACGTTGTACAGCAGTTAAGCCAAGTGGCAACGCCAGTGTTCTACTTGGTACAGCTAGTGGAATTCATGGTGAGCATTCTAAGCATTATATTCGTCACGTACAGATGAATACTGAAGGTGAAGTAGCACAGCTATTTAGCCAACATATTCCTGAGATGGTAGAAAATAGTGTATGGAGTGCTAACGGGAGTGACATTGCTATTTGCTTCCCTGTAACAACTCCAGAAGGTAGTATTTATAAGCATGATCTACTAGGAGTTAAGCAACTAGAGTATGTTAAAATCTGTCAACAAAATTGGATTGAGTATGGTACTAACTTAGATTTATGTGTAGATAAAAACTTACGCCATAATGTAAGTAATACTATCACAGTGGATGATTGGGAAGAAGTTACTAAATATGTTTATGATAACCGTAAGTGGTTTTGTGGTATTAGTTTCTTAGCAGCTACTGGAGATAAGGCTTATCCTCAAGCTCCGTTTACAGAAGTGTTTATGGCTGACGAGATTCTGAATAAGTATGGTAATGCCAGCATGTTTGCTAGTGGTATGATTACTCGTGCTCTAGATGCATTTGGTAATAACCTATGGAACGCTTGTAGCACAGCTCTAGGGTATGGTGAGGACTTATCTACAGCTACTCATGAGAATGCTATGAAACGTGATTGGGTACGAGGATTTAATAAGTTTAGCGAAAAGTGGTTTAATGGTGATAAACAACTTACATCAGACATGCTGAAAGATGTTTACAATCTCCATAAATGGTGTAAAATTACATCCAACATTCGAGACATTGATTGGACTACAGAGCTTAAGGAAAAGCGTTATACTGATGCTGATACGTTAGGAGCTATTGCTTGTGCTGGTGGAGTTTGTGAAATTACATTTTAAATAACAAAGGAGGAAGTAATGCAAGACAACGATAACGTTCCAGAATGGTTTTTGCTTGACCTTCCTCCAATTAACCTGTACACTGCAAACTTATTGATGCCTTATTACAATGGAGTGGAGGAATGCAGAATGAATGGTATTGTGCAGCCAGAAGGTATTAAACACACAACACTGTTACATAGTAAAGCGATTGATCTTATGAATACTATCAAAGGTGAAATGAAGAAATGTCAATCTAAGTGTTACCTAGACAAATCCACCTTGACATGTATAGGTTGTGGTCGTACAATTGAAGAGATTAGAGAAGCAGGAATTGCAGCTAAAGCTGCTAATCAACAAAGGAGAAACAAATGACTAAAGTATACACCCCAGAACAACAACAATTTATTCGTGAAGCTCGCACAGAGTATTGTGAGTTTGCTACTGAGATTGACAAGCAGAAACAGTATACTAAAGAGTTGTTCGAGGCACTTGTAGATAAACTTGGAATTGACCCTAAAGAAGATAAAGAAAGTGTCAAGAGTTTGCGGCAAGGCTTTTCAATGTATTATAAAGACTCTAAAGAAACAACAGAGCGTGTTGTGGATGGAGCTATAGAAATTGCCAGTCTATGATTTCACTATTTTAAATGAACATTTTTACTACGATTCATCTAGCCAAAGCGGATTAAAATATAAAAAGGACGCCTGCCACTATTCAAAAATTATATTTAATAAAGGAGAGGATGCAGGATTCCTTTCTAGCTACGGATACTGGAAAGTGACTCTAAAAGGTACTGCGTACTTTGTACACAGAGTAATAATGGTGTTGTTTGGAAATGATATTTCAAATTACGAAGTAGATCATATAGATAGAAATCGCAGTAATAACAACATCGCAAATCTTAGACTAGTTACTAGAATAGTTAATATGAAAAATAAATCTTTATACTCAAACAATAGTACAGGTTTTATGGGTATCCATCCTAAACACAGAAATGGAGTTGAAGTTTCTATTGTTGCTACTTGGAGGGAAAATGGCGAACATAGGGCAAAAGAATTTAGTATAAATAAGTACGGTTACACAGGAGCTGTTGAACTAGCTCGTAAACACAGAGAAACTATGTTAGCAAAATTAGAGGATAGTGAGGATTATTCTATCCAACATTGGAATAAGGAACAAAATGACTAAACCCACTGTATATGCTGCTCGTACACAAACTGATGTGTATGCTATCACTGAGGAAATGAAGCAAGCTGCTCGTAAGCGTTATAATGAGCAACGAGCTAAACGCCCTAAGAAAGCCAAAGAGGATAAGAAGAAAACTGTAGTAGCTCCAGTAGTAGCTAAGAAAAAGAAATAAGCAAAAAGAAAGCCCCTTCCAGAATTGGATAGGGGCTTTTGTCATTTAACATTTATTGTTCTAGTACTAGATTTTATACTGATTATTCTAGAGGCTTGTTGTAAATTAATTATCACCCTAGGAACTATAATCACTGTATTTGTAGAGGCATAGCCATTAGGAGCATATAGCTGAGAATAAGCTATGCTACTGCTTACAATACTATCAGAACTAATTGTAGCTGTTACAACACCAAATGATAGACTAGCTATACTTCCTGTTGCAGTTGCAGAGTCGCCCGCTGTAGCTGTGCCAGAAGGGGCTACAAGGCTTCCAGAGGCAATACTGGCAGATATACCACCATCAGATACTGCAAAGCCTTGAGGAGCTGTTAATGTGCCAGCAAATAGGCTTCCACTTCCTGTAGCTGATACGCCAGAAGAAGCATTACCTGTTGGAGCTACTAACGTACATGTAGCAATACTAGATGATACAATACCATCTCCAATTGCAAAGCCTGAAACAGGTGTGAGAGATACATTGGCTATATTACCTGAAGCTTCAGCATACCCAGAAGCTGTAGCAGATACATTGGACAATGATACATTGCTGACGTTTCCAGAGGTATTGGAGCTTGCTGTAGCATCCCCTGCTACACTACCTAGTAGAATATCATCCAAGCTGCCAGAGGCATTGCCATGTCCAATTGAAGCCCCTGTAGGAGCTGTAAGCTGGCTAGTAGGGATACTTCCTAATGCTGTAGCGTTAGCTGTAGCTGAAGCTGCTCCAGTTGGGCTAACTAATTGCTCAGATGCAATATTACCACTACCTACAGCATCACTTGCAGCTACAGCACTTCCTGTAGGGGATGTCAGAGTGATACCTGATACATTACCTGTACCTGTTGCGTCAACAACTCCAGCAGCAGTACCTATAAAATATATTCTACCTACTGATGGCTTAAATAGCTGATATGGCTCGTTGTATAATGAACGCCATTCATCAAGATTGTAGGCTTTACGGAATGCGTAGGCGTGACTAACATCCGCAGCTATTGTATCACTACTACCTAATTTAGTGGTACGACCAGAGTTCGTATTAACAGGTAGAGCTAAAGCTGTAGATTTATTTTGAACATTATTAGCAAACAATACTACGTTTGTACCATCCCAATTAAAACCAAATGTCTGTATATATTGTTCTGAATTAGTTCCAAGGGCACCACTTGTAGAATCTACTCTGTAGTTAGTATTATTAGAGCCTATATTGAAGCCATTAGAAGCATTATTCAAATCATCATATAGTAGCCAAACACCATCCCCTGTAGCACTATCCTCACGCGACGTAAATGCTCGGTAGTTTTTTGCATTACCATTAGGTCTTGTTCTAAGTAATAATGTACCTTGAGCTGTTACATCATCAAATAATGTATGCCCATAGTTTAATGTACTATTTGCTGCTATCTTGGCTGTAAAACCTCCACCAACAATATCATTAGAAATAGCTGAAGCTATTGTTGGAAACTTACCACTAACAAAGTCTTGATAACCTGTAGATGGATTACCTAGCATAGCAAAAACTAGGTCTTGAACAAATGGATTACTACCATTCAGCTCGACAGGCTGACTTGGCATTGTAGCCCATTTGCTTGGTAGTAATATAGTAGCCATTATGCCACCGTTGCGTTGACTTCAACAGTCTGCACTGTGCCTGCTGTGAATGCTGCCCCTGAACTATTTTTAACTACCACTTTGAAATATGGAGGTAGAATACCACCAAAGGCCGCAGCAACACTAAATGCTGGGCTACGCTCTGAAGCAGTAGATGTAGGAAGTGGCATAACACCAAGTAGCTTCATATCTGCGTCATGTGTTGTGTCTGTAGCACTAGTATTCTGACTAGAATAATTACTACTATTCAACGAGCTAATTACAAATAACACTACTTGAGGGTTTGTACCAGACACTGAGCCAGTTGTTACAGCCAATTCTACCAGCACATCAATTGGCTTGTTTGTTGTACAATTGAAAGCATTGCTTGTAGCATAGTTGGCAGAAGCTAGCGTTGAAAGTGTTGATACTGTTAAACTTGTGGCTGAGCCATAACTTAAATTTACTGCTGCCATATTATACTACTCCTGCTGTTCTTAAATCTGCCTCAGTAACTGGCATTCCAAATAGAATATCAGCTCTGCTACATTTTGTAATTGATAAAGCTTTTAACTTAGTAGCTTCATCTGCTGTAATTACCCCACCAAGGGTGAGCATATCTAACATTGTATGTGTAGACTTAGAACCAATATCAATACCATCTGGCATAGCTAAGAATTTTAATGCTCGTTTTACAGCTCCTGCTGCTGGATGAGATGTCACAGCAAAAGCTTCAAGCCTAGACAATACACTATCAGCAGCCACAGGCCCATCTTGGTAATGATCCATGATACCTCGCTCAGAAATCATTTTTGATCTATAAGCAGAAGAAGTAGGACTATTCAGAACATCTACAACACTACCCGGACTATCAGGTAGCATTGTAGCGTAGCCAAGGTTTGCAGGATCGTTTAGAATCTCAGCATTCAATACAGAGATATCAATAGACATAATACTATCCTTGCAAAAATTCTAATTAACGATTAATATAGAATGGAGTTGAGAAGGTTACAGTGAAGTTGCCTGAAGTGCTTGATACAGTGCCACCAAAGTCTACGAAGTGCATCAGCTTATCTGTAGCAGCGTTACCAGTGGATTTATAGATAATACAGCCTACAGCAGAAATAGTAGCTGAGCTATAAGTAGGCGAAGCACAAGTATAGGTTACAGCAGTGCGATTGTTAGTAGTGTCTACAGCACCAACTGAAGCTGTTACAGAAAAACCACCAGCAGTATAACCACCAGTAGCTGCATGCTCAGTAGTAATACTTGAGCGGTTAATGAAAGTATCAAGATCACTCTCACTAGGTACTGCTGTAACTAGGATAGCTTTGAATGTATCTGTAGCAAAATTGATTGCTGCACGAGCTTGATGATCTGTAAGATTTGTGAAATTAGCTGAAGCCATTATATTTCCTTATGTAATTTATTTAGGCCAGCTATCTACTAAAGCTTTCTTGTCTTTAGCACATTTGGCCCAGAGTGTTAATGTAGTAATACTCCAGCTTTCTAGCTCTCTATAGCTACTACCTACTTGTGGTAATTCTGGAGGTGGTGTACAATCAATTGTCAGACTTAGTTGAGGCTGTGGTATTGGCTGTGGCAATAGCTGCATCTCTGGCTGCTTGAAGAGAGCGCAACCCGCTAGCGTCAATGACACAATCAGGAGGTAAAGGTTTCGCATTAGAATGCTCCTTTAGAATTGCACTTACTTGGATATCAAGTTTCTTATCTGCTTCAACAGCCTTAGTTGCTATTAAAGTTGTACGTTCAAGTTCTGATAGAAACCTATCAGTAGATAGACGTTCAATTTCTAGTTGATGTTTAGCTACTGCCAAACGTTCACTATCCATATCTCTTTGAGCTATTTGCCAAGTAATATAACTTGTAGCCCCTAATAGGAGAATTATAACACCCATCTTTGCAATAGTCAACAATCTTTCAGGAGATATACTACTTAGAATTGCTGGAAGCATTTGTATTGCCCCATTTAAGATTGATTAGCTTCTCTGCTGTCTTATGACCTGCTACAATACTTCCATAGATTAGCCATTGATCTGCATTAAATCCAGTTTTGTAATTATGATAAGCAAAAAACAAGGACATTAATAGATGCCCTGTTGCTGCTGCTAGTTTACTTCCAACTACAACACCAGTCTCATTATCTAGTATTAGGCCGGATAATCTATCTTTTAGTTCCATTATTATCTACCATACAAAGAAGACTCTTGATGTCTACGTTTAGTTAATCCAGCTAATACCTTCCCTACTGCTTTATCCCATCTAAGGAACTCAGCTTGTGCTCCTTTGTAATCTCCTGCAAGATGCTTCTTAAGCAACGTGCTAGTACCAAGTGCATTAACACCGAGATTGTAAGCAAAGCTAACAAGAGCATCAAACTGATTCTGATTGGCAGAAGGCACAATCTTAGCAACTTTAGCAGCATAATCTTGTAGCTCTTCTTCTAATAGTGCTGATGCTTGAGCTTCAGTAATTACATCGTTTGGCCTTACATTAAGTGTATGCCCATACCCAATAGTCCAAACTCCAGCAGGACATTTATATGCTTTAGCTTCAAAGCCCTCGAATTGTTTTACTAGAGCTACGCAGTTATCACTGATTCTCATTATTAGTTCCTTCAGCCATTGGTGCTATAATAGATAATACAACATCTGGAGGAAGGTCTTTACCTTGCACCTTAACTAGATGTACTATTAATCTTGATAGGTTACTAATTCTTTCATTCTGCTCTTTTACTTGAGCTTCTAATCCTTGGATACGAGCCGACAGAGCTGCTTCCTCTCTTGCCATCTTTTGCCAATCCTCACGGAGTCTGGAATTCTCATCTCGTAAGTCTTTGTTTTCTTTTTCAAGTACATCAAGCTGATTTCCAGCAGACTTATCAACTTTGTCATCTTTACGATCTCCATTCCATCCCCGAAGGGCTACAGAAATACCTTTAACTAATGTAAATAATCCTAGAGCACCTATGCCAGCATAGGCGGCTACATTACTTCCGTCCATTTAGAAAAACTCCTAATAGATTTATATTAGACCAAAATAGAACAGCATAAAACGCAGCAGCATATACAGCATTACTATTTTGAAGCACACCACTCAAATTAGCTACGAACAACCATAAAAACATACAAAGCGTAGCTGATACTTCCCTAAGCCATTTTGTTGTGTGAAATGCTGAAGATAAGATAGTTGATACTACTAGGCAGACTAGAGCAATAAAAGCATATGTAAGACTAATCTTATCCTGAATCTTCAACATCCAACTTAAAGCTGTAATACATGTACTAATTGAGAAAATTGTTATAAGCGAAAAAGCCCTGTCATTTACTTTAGACAAGGCTTTGTACATCTTAGATTTCATTTCGTCACGAGAGAGTTTGCCCATCTCACTACCTCACCAATTTTCTCTGGTGTGTATGTAGCTGCGTTAGGTAATCCAATAGCTGCTGCACACCATTCGGAACAGAAATCCCCCCTGTCATCTGCTGTTGATCTACCAAAGATTTGACTTTGAGCTAAGTCTCTCCAGCCATAAGGATGGTCTTTAGTTTCAACATAATGTAGCAGGATATCTTCCCCATTAGTGAAATGGATAGGAATAATATCCCAATCTTCTTCACGTAGATAAGTCTGTAATTTGCAACGTACACCACCGTCATGTACTGTTGAGCTATACATCCATCCATCTACAATAAGCTCACAATGGGAATAGATGCTCTGGCTACGCCAGCGGATAACTGAGTTGACCCAATTACCCTTTCCTTTATATAATGCTAAGGCTACTGACATAATAGTTCCTAGAGTTTGCTTGCTGCAATAAATAAGCTATCTAAAGCTGCTTCATTCAGTTCTAAAGCTGCACCTAATACTGAAACAAAGGAGTTATCACGTTGTAATGCGTTAGAATAGTCCCATTCAATTTGAGCTTTAGTTTTAGCTGGCTCTTGTAAGCTATTAATAGCTGTTTGTACGGAAGATAGTAGTCCCGCATCTAGGAGTGCTAGGCGGGCTTGCCGCATTGTTACTTCTTGAGGTACTATGGCTGGGGCTTGAGTGGGGGCAGTAAAATACTGCCCGTCGTAGCTCCATCCGATACCTTCGTTGCCTTGCGCAGCCACCAAACCCGGTAGCACGTCCAGCGCTACCACTTCCACGGTGTTTACGACAATCCCGTTGTTAATTACATGCGCTCGCATTACAACACCCCCCAGATTCTTAATTCGCCACGAGCGCCAGGGCCACCTTGGCCCGTGCCTGAATTACCCACTGATCCGCCCGCCCCACCCGGCGCAGTACCGCTTGCCGCAGTACCCGCTCCATAAAACCCAGCTCCGCCGCTGCCGCCGTACAAAGACGTTCCACCAGTGCCTGCCATATATGGCGGGGTCGTTCCACCGCCACCGCCGCCACCCCAGACGGAACCGCCACCGCTGCAGCCACCCCCGCCGCCGCCCCATACAGAGCTGCCGCCAGTTACATTGTTTGCGTAGTCGAACGTTGCCGCGCCGCCACCACCACCTTCGTTATGAATTTTTGTTGTGGATGGCTTATCGGCTGGTAGTCCACCTCTGGTATAAGACGACACGGCAACGTTGCCGCCCGCGCCAAGCAATCCGCCGCCTGAACCACCTTCGCCGCTAGCAGCTGCGCCAGCTCCACCATAGGCGGTAAAGCTGGAAAACGAGCTATTTCCACCAGCGCCGCCCGCGCCCGCGTTAGTGGGCCAGCCGCCGCCGCCACCAATAGTCACAGGTGTAGACGAGGCTAGGTTGGAACTTTGCACCGTGAAATGCAGACAGCTACCGCCCCCTGCGCCTGCAACATAGGTTCCACTGCTAACACAACCGCCGCCGCCGGCACCCCACAAGTGACCACTATGGGCAGCGTATCCCGGCGGCTTAACCCATGTACCTGTTGCCGTAAATGTCCGGTAGTAACCCGTTAAAACAATGCTGTAAAAGCCCGTTCCGTTGCACGTCACCAGCCGGGTTTCGCCGGGGTACATGATGTATGAAGTCAGCCCGTCAATTAGCTCGCTGCCGTTCGGGTCAAGAGTGATGTCACCGCTGCCGCTGTTGCGCAGATAGCAGAACCAGTTAGGGCCAAGCGTGGCCGCAGCGGTAAATGTCTGCGTGAACGTGCCAGAGGTGATGTCGATCAGCTTGCCGAGGTCGCTGCTAACAAGAATTGAATTAGAAGTCCGCGCGGAGCGACCACCGAATGTAGGTGCCTCAGTGGTGGCAGATGCTGCTACAACAACCCAACTAGATAACGTTCCGGTACCAACAGCAGTAACGACGTTTACAGTAATCGCTCCCGTACCACTATTAAATGCAGTAATCGCTCCTGCCATCCAGTTGACTGAGGGATTTGTACTATCAAGGATATTTACCCACTGGCCAGTCACAAACGCTTTGCCTGTCTGTAGCAGTGTCAATGACTTGCTGCCTGTGCCAATTGTCAGGCTAGTAGTAGAGGTAGCCTGTGTGCCGGGAGCGTTACTAGCACTAGCCGCACTGGCTGCGGCATCAATGGCGTGCTTCTTGGCTGAGTATTCGCCCCCTGCCACTGTGCCGCTGGTTTTTGTTGCCCAGTCTTGTGCCAGCGTGGCTTGAGTCGTGGCAATACCCGCCTGAGTTGTAGCAATCCCAGCCTGAGTAGTTGCTGTAGTTGCTTGAGTTGTAGCATCATCTCTGATAGCATCTACAGAAGTAATGTATGTAGTATCAAAGTATGTTGCAAAGTTATTTGCTGCTGTTGTCCACGGAGCTAATGCAGCAACATGGGCATCCGCTTTGGCAACGAATGTATCTGGAGCATCATTTCTCGACGGAGCTGTTGGCAGCGTTGGAATAACTGGAGCTGTCATTATGTCAATCCTTCTATTTCTAAGTTACAATCACTAACTAAGTGATATGCAATT